GCGAAATACACGCCAATCGGTGGTAATGTAGACATTGATAAGTTTTTACCGTGCGTTTTAGATGCACAAATAACAGATTTAGAGCCGTTATTAGGCGAAAGTCTATACAATAAAATAGCTACAGACTACGAAAACAACGCTTTGACGGGGTTATATGAAACGTTATACGAGAATTATATCAAACCTTTTTTGATTCACGCAAGCGCAAAGAATTATTTTCTAATCGGAGCTTATCAAGTTAACAACGGAGGTATAATGAAGCATACAACCGAGAATAGCGAGAGTATTTCTAAAAGCGAAATAGACTACTTATACACTAACCAAAGAAGTAAATGTGAAGTTTATGCGGGGCGTATGAAAAAATGGCTTACACGCAACCGTATTGACGAGTACTACGACTTTAACGAGGTGGTAAACAAACGGGGCGTTGATTATGGTGCTTGGTATTTTGGTGGTGCTTCAAGTTGTGGAAACGAACAGATAGATACTTATGGACAAGACTAAGAAACCAAATAAACCGAGATTGGTTAACGAAAAAAAATTACAAATATTTTTAGCAAAATTAAAAAAAGATGGCAATAACAACAATTAATATCGGTTCAGCACCAAACGATGGAACGGGCGACCCGTTAAGAGTAGCATTCCAAACTACTAACACAAACTTTTTAAATATTACAGCAGACGGTGGGGATGAGATTACGGTATTAAACCCTACGACCGCTACAGATACAACTTTAAACGATGCTTTACAAGATGTGTTTGACGCAGGTGGCGGTTCAGGCGTAACCTCCGTAAACGGAGAAACGGGAGTTGCAACCATCGACTTGCAGAGTGTTACAGCAGAGGGAAGATTTACAACAAGTGATTTTGGATGTGTTGATGATTTAGTTTCGCCGACAAAAGGCATTGTAGTCTTTCAAGATTCGCTATTTTTTGCTAAAAACTTAGATGTTTCAGAAATCTCTGTAACTGTTAATATTGACGACATTACAGAGCCTTATATCGTTAAATTTCCAGACAAACCATCAAGCGACCAAACTTTTGCAATGCTTTCCGATATAACGGGCGGAGTAACAGACGGGGACAAAGGCGACATAACCGTAAGTGGTTCGGGTACTGTTTGGACGATTGATAACGGTGTAGTAAATAATGCAAAAGTTGCAAGTGGCATCGATGCGGTTAAACTTGCGGACGGTTCGGTTTCAAATACTGAATTGCAATATATCAACTCTTTGAGTAGTAACGCTCAAACGCAGTTGGATGGCAAACAGAAAGCAGCTTCTTTTATGGTTTTAAGTTCAGCCTATGTAGGTAGCGCAGGGACTGCTTTACAAAAACTTTTCAATGTAGGTAGTGGTGGCGGCGGTGCTTTTAACGCTACGGCAAACAAGACTTATGAGTTTACTTGCGAGTTTGATTTAACTGCAATGTCAACAACTTCAGGAACTTTTGGTTTTGGCTTTTTAGGAACTGCGACAATATCTTCTTTAGCTTATAAATCAGTAAGCGCAAAAGGTGCTTTATTAACTGCTTCAACTCCTCAAATAGTAAGTTCAAGTGTAGCCACATCGACGGCTTTAACAACCGCTTCAACTTCGGCAACGGGTAAATCAGTAGTAACGGGAACAATTAGAGTAACGAGCGCAGGGACAATTATACCCGCATTTTCGGTTTCGGTTTCGGCAACACCACAAGTAGAAGCTAATAGTAAGTTCGTGATTCGTGAATTAGGTAGCGATACAGTAACGGCAACAAGTGATATATCGTAATGAGAAACCTTTTACATATATTAATCGGGGCGACAATAGGCTATTTAATGAGCCTTACATTCAGCGGAGTACCTTTGTTGGCTCAGTTCTTTTTCGGGGCGTTATTCAGCGGAATATTAGGCACAATGTGGGAATGGTTTTGGCAAATGTACAACAAATCGGTGGTTGATTATAAAGATGTAGCACGGGCGGTTATCCCGTGCTTAATAATGATTTTATGGCAATATTTATTTTAGTAGTTTTCATTTGTGTAGCCTATTCGGTTATTCATTACAAAAAAAAGATTGAAAGTAGTTTCGATTATACGCCCGAATACAACCACAATCTAAACGATAACGAGGTTGGACTATTGAGGTTAATTAACCAGCACCGAATCAACTTAGGCTTAGGAGTAGTTCAACCCGAAGTGCTTGCAAGTGAAGTGTGCTACGATGCTATTTTAAACGATATAGCCAACGATAAAGGGCATAGTCATAACGGTTTTGAAAATCGGTTAAAAGAGTGTAAGGCTACTCACGGTGGCGAAATATGCAATAGTAACATTCATACCCCTTTAGGTTTCTTTATGGAATATCTAAAGAGCAAAACACACCGAGAATGCATCGAGAATAAAAATTACACGCATATCGGGATAAGCCTAATCGAAAATAGAAACTATATAATTTTCACTAAATACTAGAATTATGAAAGCATTAATTTTATCGGTTTTATTTTGCCTAACCGCTTGTACAACAGAAGAGGTTACGCCACAAAATACCGAAAGAGTTGCGGAAACAGTCGCTCCGATTTACGGACAAAATGGTTTTATTGAAAGGATTAGTAGTAGATATTACGCTAAAATACAATGGCTAACAACTTACGACTTTCCGACATTCCAACCGCACTATTGTACTATTTATAGCAATGGCATTTTGGTTAGGGATTTCGTAGATGAGCCTAACAATGTAGTTGAAATATTACTACCAAAAAGAACGACAAAGGTAACTTATACGATAACCCAAACAGTGGTCGCAGTTGGCACAAGTTATCCGGTAACATTAACTATTTATAATTAAAAAAAATGACACAAGAACAAGAACAAGTTTTAAAAGAGTGCTACGAAAAATTAGCTAGTGTAGATTTACAAGGGTGCGTAATTGCTATTCCAGTGGGAACGCCTAGACCTCCTAAGTAGTGAATAGATTTTTAGGATATTTGCCTATTGCTATTTGCGTTTGGTATGTATTGGCTTTGTTGATGCTTTTGTTTAGGTTAGACTTCTACAAAGACATTTATTATACGGCTGATACTATCGAAAGTTACCTTTGCTTTGTGGTTTTGATACACGGACTATTCCATTGGAATAGCTATACTGACTTTGCGAAAAGCAGTTGTATTACAATCGTAGTATTGGCATTGTTGAATATACTACAACCTTACACGGTATCGCAGACGTATTTTTATTTTTATATTAACATATTAGCCGCTAACTTTATTTACGGCATTATTAAAAGCAGATGAATTTTTTTTTAGACAATTGGATAGCACTTGTAGGGACTGTTTTCGCCCCTATATTGGCCTATATATTGGGCGGTCGTAGACAACAACAAATTACAAATAAAAAAGGCGATGTCGAGGTTAAAAAAGATGAGTTAGACTATGCCAACGAAACTCGCCTCTACTTCTTGAATCGAGAGGCGGACTACAAAACCGAAAAGGAAGAGTTAAGGGCTGAAATGAAATCGATGCGAGAGGAATTTGTCGCAGAGAAAACTTATTACAGAGAGAAGCAGGGCGAACTTAGAACTGCAATAAGCGGACTACAAGATAAGTTTGATAAAATGGCTCTCAATTATGCTTTAGAGGTGGAGAAGTCAGATTTATGGAAGCAAAAATATTACGAATTAGATAAAAAATATACCGATTTAAAAACCTATTGTACTGAACTTGAAACTAAAATAGAAGCCTTGAATGAAAAAGTTAACGAATACGAAAGAACACACGAATGAAAATTAACGATATAGGCCTGAAATTAATAGCAGACTTTGAGGGACTTTCATTAGTTCCTTACTATGCTACTGCAGAAGAAAAGATAAAAGGAATAGTGACAATCGGTTACGGTAATACTTTTTACCCAAACGGTACGAAGGTAAAAATTACCGACGCTTCAATTACGAAGGTAAAAGCAATGGAATACTTAAAGTTTATTGCTGATTCCTTTGCGGTTAAAGTTGATAGTTTGGTAGTGTCAAACGTAACACAAAATCAATTTAACGCTTTAGTTTCTTTGGCTTATAATATTGGATTGGGTAACTTTGGGAAGTCAACGATATTAAAGTTAGTTAATAACAACACAAACGATGCTAACATAGCTAAGGAGTTTTTGAAGTGGAATAAACAAGCGGGTAAGGTTTTAAACGGTCTAACCAATAGACGTATAAAAGAAAGTGCTTTATACTTCACTAAGTAGTTTGCGGTGATTATCGCCGTGAAAATGCAATAAAAAAACCCGACTGTTAAATCGGGCTTTCTCAACTATAACCAAACATCAATGAAAAAACTTTTTAAAACCCTCCGATTAAAGAGGGTTAAAATAGTAAACACTAACTATTACCTTTCGATTGCTTGCCTCTGCTGAAGGTGTTTTATCCCTCGGTTCTCTAATAAGTCTAACACAAATCTACACCTTTTTTCCATTCCCACAACACTAACCCATTATTTATATCAATTCTAAATAAGCATATAAAAAACCGATTGTGATGATGAAATCATACTTATCAGGTAGTTAGCACTCATTGTAAACACGACCTCGTAAAATAACAATCATAGAATCGTGTTTACCTTTATTTTTTGTTGAATATTCGCCTTTGGTATTAATTCCTTTAAATGCAATTCTACCTTTTACAAATCTAATTTCAGCGTTTGGCAATAATAGTTCGTGAAATTGTTTTGTTCCAGTTGCACTTGGAATTAATAAAACGCAAGTATTTCCTTTTTTCCATTCATCAAATGCTTTTTGGATAAATTTTGGTTTATCAACTCGATTGTAAGGCGGATTAATAAAATTAGATTTTCCCCAATCAACTTTTAATCCATCAAAATCAGCGTGAAGCGGACAAGGATCAAAATCAAAATTAAATTCTGCATTTAATTCATTGTATAATTTTTCGGGAGTTTCCCAATGATCGGAATTAACTAAACCATCACGATTCAACAACGAAGTGCTAACAGCAGTTTCAATAAATTGCGGTGCTTGGTGTGTATCGGAAATGGTGTTTTTTAAATTATTTTTCATTGTTTATTTGTGATTTTTAGTGTTGAAATCCGCAACTTCTTGAAGCCGCAAAACGTTAGCGGTAATACTACTTACCACCACGAACCGCAAATTGTAACTGTTCTTTACATTCGCTTGACCTATCTTTTACGGAGTTGAAAATCTTTGTAGCGGTTTCCATATCCCCACACACCAAATTGAAAGGAATATCAAAGCAATGCCATTTACCTTTACCAATATTACTTGCTTCGGATTGGTGCGTTTGCTTCATAAATTCTCTTAAATCTTCTGGAAATTCAATTCCTAATCTTTTTTCAATTTGGCTTACTGATTGATTGCCTAACATTATGCTCATTGTTTTACGTTTTTAAATTTTAACCCTCGTAAATTAAACCGTACTACCGCTAACAAGGGCTTGTAGCAATAGGGGCAGAAGTGCAAGTTTTTAGCCTTAGTACTTCTATTAGGCTGTGGTGCTATATTCAACAGTAGGGCTATAAATCCCCTACTGCTACAAGCCCCGATACGTTATGCAGTATTCTTTTTCCATTTAAAAAAATCTTTTATCATTTCACTCGGACTTCTCCATTTAACGTAATTTCCTTTTTGTGTTTTTTGTATTATACCATAGTAGTTAGTCAAATCAGTGTACATTGTGTCTTTAAAAAACCTATCAATTTCTTTAGATGAACAACGCATAACATCAGGTTGTAGCAATTGCAAGGCTTGGTACTTTTCTATAATGGTCATTATTTGAACAAGTGCTGTATTGGCACTAATTCTGTTTACACTCGTGTTATCTAATACGTTTAATATTTCTTCTTTCATAATTTTT